GACTTAGATCCTTTTGCTTTTGTCCAACGCGCGGTAATTGCTTTAACTGTCGTATGAATAACTGTTCGTTCATTCCATTCTCTATTTCTTATAAATATTTAGAACGGAGGTTTTACGCCTGTACTTTTAGTAGCTGTCGGTTTGGCTTTTTTAGTTTGTGGCGTTAGTATTTGTTCGAGTTGCGTTTTATAGAATTTTCGTAACCATATCGGCCAATTATATATAGTATTCCAATCCCACCGACCTTCGCCCAACCAAACTAAATAAAATATTTCTTCATGAATCTTTTTTTTAGAACTAGTACTCGGGATAAAAAAAGTCTGATCCAATCGGAAACCCTCTTCGGAAGACGCCTCCATGTTCGTCTTCAAATTCGGATGTTAAATCAATTGTAGGAAGATTGCTTATGATAAATGATCGAAGTTCTTTACTGTCAGAAACTAACATGTTATACTGCAAATGTTCTTTGATTTTTTCTTTGCTTGTTTCCCCATTCAAAGACACTATACTTTCAATTAAAAATTCAAATAATGGTTTATCACTGTTACGAACACGATCTTGTTGTTCTATTGTTAAAAATTTAAAATCAACTTGATAACGATCGTTTTTAAATGTACATACTCCATTATCATTAGCTTCAATCAAACTTGTTTTCAAATCTAGTGTCGACAAATCAATAGTTACTTTTAATTGTTTGTCTGAAGGTGTTGTTACTATTGCATCATACGTTTTTCCATAACTCAATATGCGAGCAGCAATAATCATTGCATCTTTATCACAATTTAAGATATCACCAAATTTAACGCCAGGTGTTACGATTAATTCAGTTAACAATCTGTCAATAGCAACCCCGTTGCGAATATATGATGCATTAGTTAGAATATCTTCATCATATGCAGTCATGTAACGCATTTCAATTTTACCGCTTCGAAGTGGATGATCCTTTGGATAAAATCTTCCTTCAGATGGTAAATCTACTATTTCTGTTGGTACCGAACTGGTTTTCTTTGCTGAATATTCTGCTAATGCTTGAGCTTTTGCTTGCTCTATTGGGTCTGAAGCATATTTTTCTGTAACTCGTGCCATTTATCTCCTAATAACTTTATTATAAATATTGTGAACAGTAAAAATGGGAGCCGTATAGACTCCCAATTTAAATATATCTTAATAATTTAGGATAGCGTAATCGTACGATATACCTAACTGTATTTCAACATTTGCCTCTTGTGCCCAATCCATTGAACCCCAATTTGCTGTATTCACATAAGCTCCTTTGATGATCCACTCTTCAATTTTATCACCTACTGGACCTAATGCATGAAATTTAAGATCTTTCTTGTATTGATCTGCATATCCATCTCTACCTGTTACAGACTCATGTCCTAAACGAATCCATTCAATAACAGCTTGTGCTCCTGATGGTACAATTGGATCATAAAGTGTAATGTTAAGATCTTGCCAACGTGTCTTTCCTTTAAGTTTTCTTTCCACGTTGATATGATCAATAACAACCTGTCCGTTGTTAACTGAAGGTCTATCAACTGCTTTTATAATGTATGAAGGAATATCATCAATATACATGAAGAAACGATTCTGTAGTTTTGGTTCCCAATCTTTGAAAAAGATTTCTTCATTAGTTAAGATATCTGCCATTTGTATTTCTCCTCAATTTATTATAAATATGATGAATAGTAAAAAAGGTAGAGCCGAAACCCTACCTTTTATTACGTTATTCAACTACTATTCTGGGAAAGATGCTCCCGTTGGTTGAATATTGAAGTCTAACACAATAAATTCAGCCGTTCTTGTAGGTTGAAGGAATAATTGTCCATACAATATATTCTGATCAATCAAGTCCGGTGTATTATTTGTTTCATCCATAATAACTCGGAATGCATACAAACCTTGTTGTTGTTTAACTCTTTCAAGATATGGATTCACAATGTTTAAGAATCTATTTCTAGTAGCAGCAGTATTTTGTTCGAATACTAAATATCTTGTTGAAGAAGCAATAAACTTCTTAACCGTGATAAGCAATCTTCTTACATTTACTCTGTCTAATGCAGATGGACGTGATTGAAGCGTCTTTTGTCCCCAAATGCAAATACCTTGTCCTGGGAATGTTGCAATTGGATTTGTTCTTGCTTCATACAATGTATCTCGTTCTGCTTGTGTCAATCTTGAATAAACATCAATGGCTTGTGTCAATCCACCTCTGTTCAACCCAGCTGGAGCATACCATGGTGCAGCTACTGCATCATTGAAACTCAATACTCCTGGTACAACTACTGATGGGGGAACAAATATTGGAATATTTCTACTTGTATCAATAATTCTTACCCATGGATAATAAGTAGCAGTATAATTTGAGTCAATACTATTCACAGTATTAGTAACTGTTGCAATACTATCAGTCAATGCATTTGAATCCATTACATAGAATGTATCTTGTCGATCTTCTGCTAATGTTCTGGCTGCAGCGGTTACTGAGGGGTGTAAAGAGTGAATTATACCTGGTGTTATCAACATATTAATATCATATACATCTGTATTTGACAGTGCGGCAAACGCTTTCTTATAAGCCGTAGTACCTGTTGTTGATGCCCCAGAGCAATCAAATCCAAACGAGTTATTAGCAGTAATATTGCCACCCGTTAATTTAGGTAGGTTAGGTCTTGCACCATCAAATCCACCCTGCAATGGTACAATAAACTTACGTGTATTGATGCTAACATTGGTTGTAAATGTGTCTGCTGTTAATGCATCTTCCAATGATCCACTATATGCAGTAGTCAAACTAGGAAAGCCAGCTTGTGATGCTTGTGATACATCACCTAGATAGAAGTCTGCATTGCTACCTGTAGTTGCTCCTGTTGTTGGTATTGGAGCTAAATAGTTCAAGTTATGCGTATCAGTGAAATCAAAACCATGATAATTCTTGTTGCTAAATTGTGAGCTTACAGTCTGCGATGTTACAAATGAAGCAGCTTCTAAATTAACAGATCCAGAAATATTTGGAATTGGAGATGATAATGAACGGAAACCAAATGGAATCAACGTTTTGTCATTTGTACGATCTTTAACGCCGGCATCTGCTTCTACTCTAATATATTGTGAAATATTTGGATAATCGCCATTCACAAATACTTTTCCATTAGCATCAGTTGTTTGATATTGATCGCCAATTACTCTTGCAACATAGCGTGGTGATAAAGGATCTAAATTAACATTAGTATATGATTCAACAATTTCTGGACGAGCATCGGTATCATCTGAAGAATACGGTGAATTTGTAATGTTATTAGTATTCACTCTTCTTACTTCAACTGTAAATGTACCAAACCCATTTGGGTCTGCAACTTCTGATGCAGGACGTACATCTCTAATACCAACTTTAACTTCGTGGTTTGTAGATGTTCCATGAGATAATGTATGGAACTTGATCAAGTTTTTTGCATTGCCGGAAATCTTTTGAGATGTAATCCATGGTGTTGCAGCAGTCTGATAGTCTTGCTCTACTTCAAATGTAGACGCTTTAACTAATTTAACTGTTACATCACCCAAATTATTGAATAATGCAGATGCTCCTGTATTTTCATAAATTATATATGCTGGGTATGAATTTGTTTTTGCATCGGATCCAATAATCTTTGTTAAATAACTATTAGATGTTGATACAATAGACCCTGATATGTTAGCACCCTCTACATAAAAATCATCTGCTCTTGTTACGTTGCTGTCAAATGCATATGATCCAGACAATTTAAGTGAGAATGAACCAGACCCTGCGTCGTCTAATACAGCATCTTCAAATATGTCATTGCCAGCGCCGACAGTTGATACTGGGCGAGATGGGTGAAGTACATGAGTCACATATTCTGCAGATGCAGATGTTGCAACAATACCAAGAAGACCATTGTCTAATTGATACCCATCTTCATATAATAGTCTTGTTATTGTCATTACTCCTGCATTACGCAAGTAGTCTTGTACCACAAACGGTACATATGTTTCTTCTGAATAAGAACCAAATATATTTTCAAATTCCTGGAATGATGTTATTTGGGTTGGAATCAATGCAGGACCTTTTACGGTAGGTCCAACAATGGCAGCTCCAATTTCAGAAACACCAGCCTGCAGGAATGATTGATCCTTTTCTACCGTGAATACACCCGGCGATACGATTCTTTCGGCCATTAAATTATCTCCTTGTTAGTTTAATATAAATATGAATGTTTTTTGCCAAACTTATGATTCAGAGATAAATACACCTTTTTCAAGATCAATTTGTCCTTCGCCGTAATGTTCTTTGAGTTTATTTACCAAATCAGTTTCTTGTGATTGGAGGGTTTGAAACTGTTGTAACAGTTGTTCTTGATATGCTTCAAGTTGTTGAGTACGTTGTTGCATTGCATATATTTCTTTTGTAGCTAATGCAATTTCTGTGTTGTTTTCAGCAAACTTTGTTCTGATTTGTTCAATTTCCGTAACGTGCTGTTTTTCTAATTTCTTTTCAGCCATTTATGATTCTCCATATAGATCCCACTTCTGTGGTTTTGGTTTTTGTATTTCTACTTCTATTTCTTTGATTGCAAACAATTTTCCGTTTAATGGTTCTAAACGATAATGTCCTTTGAATTCAGTCTTTCGC